GCAAGAGAATTACCTCGTGCCGTTATTGATGGTCTTACTCACAGGGTTGGTAGGTATCCTACTCAGCGTGACGGTGGCGCTACTTGGCACGGTATATGGATGGATACCAATCCGATGGATGATGACCATTGGTGGTTTAGACTAGCAGAAAAAGAAAAGATGACTGGTAAGTTTGCTTGGAAATTCTTCAAGCAGGAAGGTGGAGTAGTCGAGGCTGATCCATCTAAGCTGCCAGACAATCCAGAGGCGAACGATCATATTTTTGCATCAGGCAAATGGTGGAAGTTAAATCCAAAGGCTGAGAATATAAAAAATTTACCGTCCGGCTACTACCAGCAAATGCTACTAGGTAAAAATCTAGACTGGATCCGCTGCTATGCTGGCGGTAAATATACATATGTGCAGGAAGGTAAACCAGTCTGGCAGGAATATGATGACTCTATGATGTCAGGTGAGGTCGATGTAGATCCGACACAGGCTATACAAGTAGGTTTGGACTTTGGTTTGACACCAGCTGCTGTCATTGGTCAGCGTTTAGCCAATGGTAGATGGAACATTCTGGACGAGATCGTTACTGAAGACATGGGTTTGGAGCGATTTGGTCAGCAACTGCTCGCAGAATTAAACGCAAAGTACCCAAACTTCCAAGTATTGCTGTGGGGTGACCCAGCTGGTATGGCTCGTGATGCGATTTATGAGGTAACAAGCTTTGACTACCTGCGTACCTTGGGGTTAAGAGCGCAACCAGCGCCATCGAATGACTTTAAAGTACGTAGAGAAGCAGCTGCTATGCCGATGCAGCGGCTGATACAGGGTAAAGCTGGGCTGATGGTCAACACTCGATGCAAGTTACTGCGTAAATCACTAGCTGGTGGCTACCATTTCAAGCGTATTGCTGTGGGTGCAGGGCATGAGAGGTTCCGAGATGCACCAAATAAGAACGAACACTCGCACGTTGGTGATGCATTCGGCTACTTACTGCTGGGTGGTGGTGAACATAAGCGATTAACCAAGCCGCAACACCTACAAAATACGATAGTCGTGCAGACTATTGCTAATTCAGACTTTGATCCGTTTGAATGATCAACATAATCGAGCTAAACGAGCGATTACCTAGAAAAGCTGGGGTGTGCTACATACCAATGGTTCCCAGCCACCTACACTACATGAATATGAAACCAGAACAGCTGCCATCAGCTAGGGCAGTGTCGATGGATCATATGCTGGAGATGCAAGCTAGGCTAGGGCTGGCTGTCACTGCACTAGTACACGGCAAACCTGTAGCAATATTTGGCTGCATCACACTATGGACTGGTGTCGGTGAGATGTGGTCAATCATATCTGATGATGCTAGACGCTATCCAAAGCAGTTAACCATAGTCGCTAAATCATTTAGCGATATCGTAGCGCAATCACTTTCATTGCATAGGCTACAACTTACGGTAAGATCCGATGAGCCGAGGGCATTACGCTGGGCAGAGTACCTTGGTTTTGAGATCGAAGGACTAATGAAAAAATATAGTCCTGACGGTGCAGATACTTATATTTTAGCGAGGGTTTAATCATGGGTTCATTATTTGGCGGTGGTGGTGACGGTGGCGCTGGTGCGGCAATGGCAGAGCAACAAAAAGAAACAGCACGAATGAGAGCGCAAGCAGAAGCAGATAAGCGAGATATGTTAGAGAAACAGCAATCTGGTATGAAAGCTCGTCAGCGTGGTGGCGCTCGTGCGTTATTGTCTACTGAGCGCATTGATGGCGAAGAAGGTTTGAAAGATACGCTAGGCGGCTGATATGGATAAGATGAAAAAGAAAGTTGCCAAGGTTATGCGTGAGTATAAATCTGGCAAACTGAAATCATCGAGTGGCGATAAGGTCACATCTAAGGATCAAGCTATTGCCATCGCTATGTCAGAAGCTGGTATTAAGCAGAAAGGTAGCAAATGAAAGCTGGACTTTATGCCAACATTCATAAAAAGAGAGAGCGGATAGAAAAGGGATCTGGCGAAAAGATGCGTAAAGCTGGATCCGAGGGCGCTCCTACTGATGCTGCATTTAAGAAAGCAGCTAAAACCGCAATGAAGCCTAAGAAGAAATAATGGCTATCACTCCAGTAGAACTTGAATCGCTAACTACCAAGTCTAGGTTTGTTACGCTTGTTCAAAAAAACAATGCTGGCACTTATGCTATTGCTGGATCTGATTATCCATTAATTACTGCTGACGTTAATCATGTAAGGCTGCATGAAGGTAGAGCTTATTACGTTTATAAAACTCATAAAGACACAGCTAGACTAGCAGTTGGAGCAAGTATTGATATTGCAATAGCATTCCCAGCTGGTGTTGAGGCTCATGCATTTGTTGATTACCAATGTGGTGGAGAGACTGAGGTTTATGTATATGAATCTCCCACTACAAGTGGTGGCACATCAATGTCCTTGCATAGACGCAATAGGGTAATTAACACAGCTAGTCAAGGTGTTGCAGTATTAAATCCTACGGTAACCGCAGTAGGCACTGAGTTTTATTCTGAACTGATTACAAGCGCAGAAGGACAGGGAAATAGAAGTGGCGCTGGTGGTCGTGGTACAAGTTTTGAATTTATTTTAAAACCACTGACAACTTATCTATTTAGATTGACAAACGTAAACGGTAGCTCTCAAATGGCTGAGATGCGGATAGATTGGTACGAATAAAGGTAAATCATGGCTACTAAATACACATCAAAATTATCTGCGGAAGACATTCTTAAACGACACGAAATAGCACTAAGACGCAAAGATGACTTTCGTGCATTGTATGAAGACGCATACGAGTTTGCTCTTCCACAAAGAAATTTATATGACGGATATTGGGAAGGTAAAGTAGGTGGACAGAAAAAGATGGTGCGAGTGTTTGACTCTACCGCTATCAACTCTGTGCAGCGCTTTGCTAACCGTATGCAGTCTGGCATATTCCCGCCACAGCGTAAGTGGTGCAAGCTTGAAGCTGGTACAGATATCCCACCAGATCGCAAGATGGAAGCGCAACTTGCTCTAGACGTTTACCTAGACAAGATGTTTGCTGTAATTAAGCAATCAAACTTTGATATAGCTATCGGTGAGTTCTTGCTGGATCTGTCAGTTGGTACAGCTGTAATGATGGTGCAGTCAGGTGATGATGTTAATCCAATTAACTTTGTGCCAGTGCCACAGTATCTAGTAGCAATTGAAGAAGGTGCAAATGGTGCGGTAGATAACGTGTACAGACGTATGCGTATTAAGGCTGAAGCAGTACAGCGTCAATGGTCTGATGCAGAGATTACTGGTGATCTAGCTAAACTTGTAGAACAAAAACCTACTGAGGAAGTTGAGTTTGTTGAGGCAACTATATTCGATCAAAAGCGTGGTGACTATTCTTACTGTGTCATTCATAAAGAATCTAAAACTAAAATTGTAAATCGCACAATTAAGGTTTCACCTTGGGTAGTATCACGCTACATGAAAGTAGCTGGTGAGATCTATGGTCGTGGCCCAGTTATCACAGCACTGCCAGATATTAAAACTTTAAACAAAACAAAAGAGTTACTTTTAAAAAATGCTGCTCTCGCAATCTCTGGTGTTTATACTGCGGCTGATGATGGTGTTATTAATCCTGCGACTATTCGTATTGTTGCTGGGGCGATTATTCCAGTAGCTCGTAACGGTGGCCCACAGGGCGAATCATTAAAAGCATTACCTCGCTCTGGTGACTTTAATGTGTCGCAGTTGGTGATCAATGACTTGCAACAAAACATCAAACGCATATTGCTTGATGAGTCATTACCGCCAGACAATATGAGCGCACGATCTGCTACTGAGGTAGTAGAGCGTATGAAAGAATTGTCACAAAATCTTGGCTCTGCGTTTGGTCGTTTGATTAATGAGACGATGATTCCACTAGTAGAAAAAATTCTACAGGTAATGGATGATCGTGGATTGATCGATATGCCATTGCGAGTAAATGGTTTAGAAGTGCGTGTGATGCCTACTTCACCACTAGCTATGTCGCAGAATATGGAAGAAGTGCAAAATATTATGCAGTATGCACAGATCATTTCTGGATTTGGACAAGAGGCACAGTTTGGTTTGAGGAAAGGTGAAGCAATGGACATGATTGCTGAGAAGCTTGGTGTACCTGCAAGCTTGCGCTACTCACCAGAAGAACGTGCAATGGAGATGCAGAAAGCTGCACAGATGGCACAGCAGTTTGCAGCTGCTAATCCAGAGGCTGCGGCTCAAGCAGTAGGTAAAGCTGTTCAAGGTGGAGGAATGGCTTAATGGATTACGGAGATAGACCAGACGGATCTAAAAAAGGTAGCGGATACCTTGGTGAGATCAAACGTCCTGATGGTAATGTGATGACTGAGATCAGTATTGGTGTCGGTATTAATGGTAAGGAAGTAGACATTCCATTGATCGTACCAACACTAACCAAGAAAGAAATTAACTGGCTAAAGAATAATGATCCAGAAGACAAAGCATTCATGGATAAGATGCCAAAAGGAATTATAGAAAAAGCTGTAGAACATGCGTCTAAGCGTATAAAAGAAGGTAAGTCACCGTTTGCTGACTAGGGAGAAATATGGCTGGATGGGATGATTTTGATGAACTACCTACTGACATTCGTGTTGCGACACAAATGTCTGATGATCTGGATATGTTGTGTGCCAAGGTAATGACTACCGAGGACGGACAAAAATTAATGAGGTGGCTACGTTCTACCTTGTTGGAGCAGCCTGTTGCCACACCAGACTGCGACTCTTCCTATGCTTATTATCGGGAAGGACAAAATAGTGTGGTGCGTGATATAGTGGCGAGAATAAAACGCTCTCTAAAACCAAAGGAAAACAATGGAAGACAACAACCAACCCAGCAGTGATGCTGGCTTATTGGATGGTGCAACCGCAACTGAAGATACTCAAAGCCAAAATCCTGTAGCTACAGCTGTAGAACATAGAGCGTCCACACCAGAAAATGATGATAGTCCGTTAGAACGTCCAGACTGGTGGCCTGAAAACTTCTGGAAGAAAGACGAGTCCGAACCAGACTTGGAGGCAATAGCTAAAAGCTGGGGCGATCTACGCAAGCAGATCTCTCAAGGTAAACATAAACCACCAGTTGATGGTAAATACGACACCAGCGCATTTGGCTCAATACCAGAGGATGATCCTGTAAGAAATACGGTGATGGGCTGGGCGCAGGAGTTCGGCATCAGCCAACTAGCTTTGGATAGATTGGTAGGGCAGGTAGTTGAGATGGGTGGCGCTCAACAGCAGCAAGCTACATTTAATCGTGAGGCTGAGATTAAAGCACTTGGCCCAAATGCTAATGCTATGATCAAGTCAATGACTGACTGGGGCAGGGGATTGGTCAATAAAGGCATATGGGGTGCTGATGATTTTGAAGAATTCAAGATCATGGCTGGTACAGCGCAAGGTATTAAATCTTTAGCTAAGTTGCGTGAAACCTATGAAGGCACTAAGATTCCAACTAACTCAGTTCCAGTAGATGGCGCACCAAGTAAAGAAGAGCTATACGGTATGGTCAATGATCCAAAGTACAAAACCGATCCAGCCTACAGGCAAAAAGTAGAACGGATGTTTGCACAGACATTCGGTTAAAGTCTCCCCTCCTTCACGGAGTTTGCCCAGTCCATGTGCTGGGCTTTTTTTCGTTTTGCGTTTTTCTAAAAATGGTGTAAAACGCTATCAAGGCATATCAGGCTTATATCGTCTGACCCTTACCGCTACGGACGTAGACGTTTAGGCTAACGTAAAAAGCAAGCAGCAGACCCTAGCGATAGGCATATCAGCAGCGACAAACTATCTTATCAAACTATTAAGGAGTATAACATGAGCGTATCATTATCAAACGCTTTCGTTACCCTGTTTGACGCAGAAGTTAAACAAGCATATCAAGCGAAAGCAATGCTTGTCGGTGCTGTGCGTCAGCGTAGAGGTGTCGAAGGCTCAACAGTAAAATTCCCAAAAGTCGGTAAAGGTGTTGCGACTGCTCGCATTACCCAAACTGATGTGACTCCCATGAACGTTGGATTCAGCTCAGTAACTTGCACACTGCAAGACTGGAATGCAGCTGAGTATTCAGACATTTTCTCCCAGCAAAAAGTAAACTTTGACGAGCGTCAAGAACTCGTACAAGTTGTAGCTTCTGCAATGGGTCGTAGACAAGACCAGTTAATTCTGGACGCATTAGGTTCTTCTGGTACTTCATTGACAGTATCTAATGATATTGGCGCTTCTGATTCCAACATGAACTTGGCTAAACTGCGTGAAGCAAAGCGCTTGCTAGATAAGAATAACGTACCTGCTGAAGGTCGTAACATTATCATCCATGCAAACGGTTTATCTAATTTGTTGTCTGAGACAGCTGTAACCTCTTCTGACTTCAATAGCATCAAGGCTCTCGTACAAGGCGAGATCAACACATACTTAGGTTTCACTTTCCACGTATTGGGTGATCGCTCTGAAGGTGGTTTAGCTATCGATGCTTCTTTGGATCGTACTTGTTTCGCATTCCACAAAGATGCAATCGGCTACGCTGAAGGCATTGGTATGCGCTCCGAGATCAACTATATCCCTGAGAAGACCAGCTGGTTGGTCAACGAAGTATTCAGCGCTGGCGCTGTAACCATTGATGCGGAAGGTATTGTTAAAATTACCTGCCGTGAAACTTAATAGGGGGCTAACATGGCATTTTCTGCAGATGGCTTTGCAACAATCGCAGCGAGTAAAGCTGGTAATGCACCGTCAATTTACTCGTACAAAACAGCTGATACACAAGCAACTGTTAA